TATTCCCATCACTATTATTACCCATTATTCTACCTTCATAGCCTGAACCAAAGTTAGAACTATAAAAGTCAATAGGCACATTACTTGAACCACCTTGTCCTAAATTAAGTTGGTTGCCATCGTTTATAGTTAAACTTCCTGTAAGTGAACCACCTGTTAATGGTAGATAATTTCCTGTTGCGGAATTATTAAAAGTATTCCAATCAGTACTTGATAGGTAACCTGAAGTACTTGCAGATGCCTGTGCTAAAGTAAATGTTAGTGAACCATTTACAACACCACCTGAACCTGTAATAGATAAAACCCCACTAGGAGAAGAACTTATACTTCCCAATGTAAACGTACCTGCTTTACTATCTAATTGCGTTTGAACATTTGAAGTAACACCATTAAGGTATGCCAATTCCGTTGCAGTTGTAATACTAGCTACTAAAGCACCTCCGCTATTAGAACTTACTGCTCTATTTGCAGTTAAAGAAATTGTACTTTGTTTATTGTTAAATGTATTCCAATCTGTTGAAGATAAATAACCATTAGAAGAAGCAGTAGATTGATTGATAGTAAATGTCAAAGAACCATTGACAGGCGCACCGCTACCTGTAATTGCTAATACATTTGTAGGGGATGAACTAACACTACCTAAAGTAAATGTACCTGCTTTGCTATCAATTTGTGCCTGTACATTAGATGTAACTCCATTTAAATAAGCTAACTCTGTTGCAGTTGTAATACTAGCTACTAAAGCACCTGAACTATTAGAACTTACCGCCCTATTAGTATTTAAAGAAATAGCATTCTGTTTTCCATTAAAAGTATTCCAATCAGTAGAACTTAAAAATCCACTTGTAGATGTATTAGCTTGACTTAAACTTATAACATTACCTGAAATGCTTAAAGGTGCAGATGCGCCTGTTAGTCTTAAACTATATGCAGTATCTGCATTTGCTCCCTGCGCTGCAGTTGCAAAATCGCCTGTGTTATTATTAGCTGCAGTACCAAATGTTCTATATGCTAAAACATCCGTTCCAATAACTAATCCCAAAGATGTTCTTGCAGTTGCTGCGTTTAATCCACTAGCACCACCATCCCATTTTAATCTATCAGCAAATCCTGCATCCCATTCTGTTTGTTTAGCAGTTGTTGGTATAGAATACCCTGCAGTAAATGTAAGTGCCAAAGTACCACTTGTTGTAATAGGTGTACCTGTTATACTTAATCCTGTTGGTACAGTCATAGCAACACTAGACACTGTACCTGTTCCACCAAATAAACTTGATATTTGACTTAATGTAATCTTTTTTAATTGCCCTGTTGCTGCATCCCCCAATACCGTTAAATCATTTACTGAAGGTGCTACATTAGTTGCTAATTCGTTTATCTTTTTACTTTGCATATTATGGTATTTGACAGGTATCGTTTAATGAAGATAATGTTAATGAAAAGTCTATTTTCACACCTGCTAAATAATCAGGGTCTGATTCCGTATAAAAAGAAACAGTCATATTATCACTAGCAATCCAATTATAAATAGGGTCTCTTAATTCAGCAACCATATCCTGACCTATTAAAGTCATATCACTTAACACCTCTGTTTCGTTTGTTTCTTCCATTAACATTCTATCCATTACATAGATAGAAAAATTGTATTGTATTTGTTTAGCTAAAATCTGTGCATCTGTTAAACTAAAAAACATAGCAGGATAAGTAACTTCGCCATTACTTAACCTTTCCCATACATCCCCAAAATACACAAACTTAATTTGCTCGTGATTGTTTGCGAATGTTGTTATTTGTTTTACTATTTGATTTAGTGTTAATGCCATTTGTTTTTGTTTTTTCTAAATAAACTTTTAGCTTATTTTGATTTTTAATATTTGCTTCTTTGCTCATATTAGCAGCCTATTTTACCTTGATATTTTTGTGCTAGGTTTTTATTCTCATAACAACTATCATCCTCTAAAAATAAAGATGAAGTGTAACCTTCTAAATCAGGAACTATTGTATCTATACCACTTGTAAAGTTTAAATATTCAGGGAACATAGTATTGTTCTGTCTTAAATATTTAATCAATCTTTGCTTGTAAAATTCTGCTCTAGTCCTGTATCTATTTGCCACATCAATCATATCCTGCATTGATGGATTCTCTTGATTGTCTCCACCTTTGCGAAGCAATCCTTTATTATAAAACTGATATGATAAGCCCATTGGCAATTCACTCATAACATAATAGATAAGGCAATCAGTAACATAGTTATCTAATAAACCTTGTTCATCCATATTTAAGGTGCAGTTATTAACTCCATCTTGTAATCTGTTATATAATGTACTACCTAATGCAGGTAAAATATACATATCTTGTGCAGTCTTGATTTCAGGTAAAACTAATTTTTCATCCACATTAGCGTGTAAGCCTGTTCTATCTTTAATACTCTGTACCGATATGAATAATGTATTTAATGACATCTTATTATTTTTTTCTTGTAACTATGTTTGTTTTCCACTCGTGTCTGCAAGATGCGCTTATTCTTCCATTATTGTTCCACCAACCACCACCTCTATCCCAAACTGAATAACCTAATCTTGCTGACATTTGTTCAATTTCACTTCTGCTATAAAATTTATCTGCTCTTATTAAATTTTGACAAAATGGTCTGCTTGTAGATAAATTTGAATCACTAAATCCTGATTTCCATTCGTAAGAATATCTAACAAGCATTTCTGTTGTTGTAGGTTTTACTTCACCTATAGTTTTGCTTAATGGTTTTACTAATTGTCTTTCAACTACAACATTTGAATCAATCCCTTTTCCTATTTTTTTATCAATAGAAGTTATAATATTTCTTTCTTCTAGGCTTCTAATTACTACTATAACTTCAGCTACACTAACATTTAAAACCTGTGCAAGAACTTCAGGAGTAATATCTTTCTGCTTAGAAATTTGGTCTAAAATATTAGATTCTAATTGATTAACTTCTGCAAACATTTGATAATCAGTATCATCTGAAAATCTTGTTTTCTTTTGCCATACATTATAACTATCTTTTACATCACCAAATTCAAAAAATACTTTAAATTCTTCATCTGAAAATTGAGTATTTAATTCTTCTTCACCTAACCAAAGAGTTACTTCTTCATCACTTAATGCGTATCCTGTTTTAAGCATTGCAGTTGCTTGTTCTCTATTGATTTTACCTTTTGCAAATTCACGAATAATGCGCTGCATATTCTGCCACTCTCTGCCCTTTAAACCTTTGATATGTTCATTAACAGATAGTTCCTGTACAGGTGCATTAACATCTGCAACAGGAGCATATTTAGTCATATCAATACCAATCTTTTCTAATATCCATTCTTTAGGCGCAACCGATACTATTGTAGCCTCACTAAATTCAATACCTATTGGTTCTGTAGGAATAATCTTAATTTCACTTTCAACACCTTTAAATTTAGCTAACATATTAAAGATACTTTCTAAATGCATTTGTTTAGCATTTACATAAGTGTTCTTAAATATTTCATAGCCATCACGCATTTCTGTTCTAGTGCCTAACTTACCTGCTTCAGCAATTCCCATAATTGAAGGGGTAGTAACTTGATGCCCACTAAAAATATTAGTCTGAATCAATTCATCTATCTTACCAAAGTCCTCTTTTGTTAAATCACTTGTACCTAAATCATCAATAACAGGCTTTCTAGATATGTCATTCACAAAGGCAATCATATACTTTTTGCCATCTGCACCACTATATGTCTTTCTAATTCTATTATCTACATTTCGCTTTTCCTCATCATTAGGTTCCCCATTTGGTAAAGTAATAAGTTTACTAGCAGAAAACCCTGTCTGTGCATTTCCTAAGATATGCTTAGATACCTCAATGTCAGATTCAATATAGTTTAATGCAGCAAAGTATGAAGGCAATCCATATATACCAATATTAGGTCTGTATTCCTTAACATATAAAATCTGCTTACCTGTTGGTTGCTTAGGATTAAATGCAGCAATTACTTCAGGCTTTACCTTGTTATCCTTCCAATCTTCTTTATACCAATACTGCGTATTATCTTTATTTGTGCGCATCTTTGTATAATCACAATGCCAAATCTCTGCAAGATTACCTGATAAATCCCAAATGATTTCTAAAAATGAACCACCAAAGATTTCAATATCCAATGATACCTTTCTAGTTAAATCATTTAAAGATTCAACTCTATTTGCTTTGTCTATGAATGCCTGTGCATCAGGCTGACCTGACCAACCATTGCCTGTAATATAATGTACCTTACTTTTAATAATGGCACTATGCTTAGAAGACTTATTATATAAATCTACTATGTATTCAGGATAGTCATTGTTTTCGCCATATTTAATGTACCCACCATCAATACCTTTTTTCTCTTTGAATTCAGGCTGTCTAGCTTCTGCGAATGTTAATACTCTTAAATCTATCATTGTCTAATTGTATAAGTGTCTGTTGTTGTATATTGGTTATATGTCAAGGTAGAACCTGAAAGCCACATAATCCCTGTTTCTAGCTTATTTAAGCCTGTAATATCTAAATTGGTAGTACTAGCCTGTTCATATATTTCATAGGTGTACTGACCTTCTAATGCGTTTTTAAACTTAGTATTTGTAACGATACTAAATTGATTAAATCTGTCTTTGTATAAACTTGTATCTGCTGCGTTTAATACTACGAATTTAATGACATTATTACTACTCCTATTCGTGAACACAAATAAATAATTAGGGTTAGTCAATAACTGCTTTTCAGTTAATGTCATAACAATAGTATTAGTTTCGCCTTTAGTTAAATGTATCATCAATTATAAATAGCAATTATATAAATATTTACAAAATGAATCAGTAAAGGTAAAACTTGACTTATGTTCTAATAAAGCAAGTCAATAACTTTACTTTTTGACACATAAAAAACCCCCACCTTGTTTAAGGGTAGGGGAACTAAACTATGAAAAACTACAAACTTTTATCCTGCAGTTGTAAGTGCAGCAGCAACTGTGCTATTTACTTCAGGTGCTAATGCAGGTTCTGCACCTGTAAAAGTCAAAGTGTAACCACTTCTATCACCTTCAGCAGTTCCTGATGTTGCGTTTCCTGCAGTCAAATCTAATGCTCTAGTTTTACCTAAGTAGAAAAACTTGCCATTATTATCTTTTGCAACCGCTACAAGTCTATTCTGTGCCAATAACAAGATTTCGTTTCTTGTATTTGCTTGTAGCTTATTTAAAATTATTGTCAATTCAGGAGTAAAATACAAAGTGCCATTTTGAACATTTGATGCCACATTCTCTGTGAACAAAGATGTTCCTTTTGTTAATTCGTATTTATAGAATCTTTTACCTACGGCTTTTGTTAATGCAGTAATTACACCACTTGCTTCGGTTGTAGATGTTACATCTGAACTTGCAATAAAATAAACTTCCGTAATTCCACCTAGTGAATCACGGCAATCTAAGGTATATCCTTGTGTTAATGCGCACGGCATAATATATTATTTTATTGTTTTAAAAAATGGGGAGTATATTTCAACTCCCCTTTATAATTAGATAGTTACCTTTACGATTTCATCAGGGAATGCAACGTTCACACCCATTTTGAATTCTGCAGCAAATCTTACTTCATCAGCTTCTTTAGCAAAGAAGATTTCAAACTTTTCTTCTTCATTCAATAAGTCTGTACCTAAGAACAAGTTGCTTAAACGCATTGCGTAAACATCATTAGTTCCGTTAAGACCTTGTAAAGCTACTACTTTAATTGAAGTGCCAGGAAGTACAAATTCAGAATCAGCCTTACCATCAAATGCATAGTTGAACATATTTGCGTTCTTCAATGCAATAGTGTAAGTTCTGAAAGTATCCATACCACAAACAATAACCATATCATCAGCAGCT